AAGACACAGCAAATACAGACTATCAAGCAATACAAGAATGGGTGGCAGCAGGTAACACCATAGCGGAAGCGGATTAGGAGATAATATATGTATTTTGGTGCAACCACATTTGCTGAAGATTGTTTTGGAGCACAAGGTGTACCTAATACTATAGTAGAAGTTTCTGGTATTGCTTTAGCCTTAAATCAAACCGATGTAGTTACTGTAGCAGACGCAAACGTTAGTCTTACTGGATCTGCGATGGCTTTTTCTATCAACAGCGTTGTTACTGTTGCTGATGCTAATGTAGCTACAACCGCAGCTGGATTGACCAGTAGTATTGGTTTAGCCAACGGTATTGGTTGGGCAACTGTCAGCACAGGCACAGGACAAAGTTATTCTGCGGTGAGCACAGGATCTAGTCAAACATGGACTTCTGTAAGTAAAGGCACAGGTCAAACATGGGTTGTTGTGGATGAGGTTGAAAAGGTTGCATAACGACCTTATAATGAATATAAACATACAAAGTAGGTAATTATGGCATCATCGTACTCAAGTGATTTAAAATTCGAGCTACAAGTAACTGGAGAAAACCCTGGAACATGGGGTGATAAAACCAATAATAATTTTAACGTTGTTCAACAAGCGATAGCTGGATACGAAGAAGTTAACGTTGCCTCTGGCGATGTTACTCTAGTAATGTCTAATGCAGCAGTATCTAATGCAAGAAACATGAGCATTAAATTTACAGGTACCCTAGCAGCGAATCGAACCGTTAATATGCCTGCAAGTATTGAAAAGTTTTTTAACATTATCGATGGTACCGATCATGCAGGTTACACCCTTACTTTTAAAGTAACCAGTCAAACAGGTTTTTTATTATGTGAAGGCAATCATTATGTTTGTCATTCAAACGGCACCGACATTGTTAAAGATCAAGAAACTAGATATTGGCGTGTTGTCAATGCAGCCGAAACAGTACAAGCGGGAGCACAACTATTAGTTGATACTTCTGGTGGAGCTAGAACAATCACCTTACCTGCCTCACCTGCCGCAGGTGATGAAGTAACTTTTTTAGATTCAGAAAATACTTTTGATACTAATAATTTAACTGTAGGTCGTAACAGTTCTAATATAAATGGTGCCGCTTCTGACCTTGTAGTAGCAAATGAAAGAGCAGCATTTACTTTAGTTTATTCTGGAGATGCTACCGTAGGATGGCAATTTAAAAATAGAGATCAATCGTTACATAGTGGTTCTGATATGCTTTTAGATTCTGCTGGCGATATTATTTTAGATGCAGATGGTGCAGATATTATTTTTAAAGATGCTGGCACAGAAATAGGTCGATTTACTAATAGCTCAACTGATTTTATAATGCAGTCAGCTACCAGTGACAAAGACATTATTTTTAAAGGTAATGACGGTGGTTCTACTATTACAGCATTAACCCTTGATATGTCAGCAGCAGGTGCTGCAACCTTTAACAATGATGTAACAGCTTTTTCTGATGAAAGACTAAAAGACAATATAGAAACTATTGATAATGCTTTAGATAAAGTTACTGATATGCGTGGCGTTACCTTTGATAGAGATGGTAGAAGAGGAACTGGTGTAATTGCTCAAGAAATGCAAAAAGTAATGCCAGAAGTAGTACATGATGAAGGCGAGTATATGTCAGTTGCTTACGGCAACCTTGTTGGTGTTCTTATTGAAGCAATAAAAGAATTAAAAGCTGAAATAGAGGAACTCAAACATGACCATAAAGAGTAGCGGTTCTAGTTTAGCAATATCCGAAATAGCGGCAGAATTTGGTGGTAGCACCCCACATTCTTTATCTGAATATTATCGTGGTGGTAGTTTAGTGCCGACAGCTTCAAGCACTTCTGGCATTGCCTCATCAGGTGCAATTACCATGTCAAGTTTTTACGGCACTTCTAATCGTGTTGCAATTACTTTAACCATTTCAGGTGATACTTCTAATTACAATATTTACAATAACAGAGGCGGCACCTATGTTGCAGGCCTAAGTGATGTAACCTTAGTCAATAATGCAACTATTTCTTCAACCTCAACTGGCACAGCAGCCCTAGATACAGGCACAGGATGGACTAGTGGTGATGTGATTACAATTGATAATAATTCAACCATTATCGGTGATGGTGGCGACGGTGGTGCTGGTGGTGCTTCAAACAATGGTGCAGGAGTCGCAGGTGGTGCAGCAGGACACGCTATTAATATGCAATTTGACACTACTATTGATAATACTGGCGGAACTATTTCTGGCGGTGGCGGCGGTGGCGGCGGTGGTAAAGGTGTTATAACAGCCGTAGCAGTTAAAGGTGGCACAAGAAATGATACAGCTTCTGGAAGTGGTGGCGGAGGTGGCTTTGGTGGAGGTGCTGGTGGAGCAGCTGGAAGTATTGTGAGTCAAGGTGGTAACAATGTTTCAGGTAATGCAGGCTCGGCAGGTTCTGTAAGTGCGGCAGGATCTGGTGGAGCAGCTGCATCTAATGGTAGTGCTGGAGGAGACGGTGGAGGTGTAGGAGCAGCTGGATCTCAAGGTGAAAATTCTGGTGGAGCAGGTGGGGCAGCTGGTAAGGCTGTAAACTTAAACGGAAATACTGTAACATTTACAGCTACAGGTACAAGAAATGGAGCAACCTCATAATGATTTTATTTAGAGCATTTATCAACAATAAAGCAGTTACCAATAGAGTCTATTGGGCTGGTAGTGAAGATTCAGAAACTGTAGCGATTAAAAAAGAAGTTACCGATGTGTTTACTTCTGAAACTTTTCCTTATCCTGTAAATATTTGGGGTGTCGATATGAACGCTAATGTTATTACATTCCATCAATGCTCAGTAGAACAAGATTACAAAGATAGTAGTAAGATGCAAAATAGTCTTTTAATTGATAAAGACTTTATGAGATATATTTATAATTTGGATACTAAAACTAAGACTATAGAAATATTTTACAAACCAGATCAAGCAATACCTGTAGTATCTTTGGGTTCTGGTGTGTCGGTATATCGAATCTCTGATATGTGTGATGCTGATTTTAATTTACAAAAAACTCAAGCTATCTATGCGCAAGGTACAAATGCAGATATATTTGCATGGGCTAAATCTTTAAAATCAGATATTGTGATGCCTATATCAGAAAGTAAAAAACTACATGCCGATGATTCTTACAAGTTCCAATTCAATGCAGCAGGTGAATTACAATCGGTTGAGTTATTTGCACATTTAGACAGAGTTATGGTGTATGGCGTTGGTGATAGTTTGTATACTGAATATAGTGCTGACTTTGCTGATGAATTATCTAATTTAGCGGATACTGAAATTGTCGTACCAAAGTTTGATAATAATGGTAATCGTGTGGCGCAAGAAGTTAATAAAGAAAATATAAAAGAATATGTAATGGTACCTAAATCAGATGGAAGTGGTGGATATGATAAAGTTCTTGCAAAAGATTTATAAAGACTCTGGTATTGGTTCTACTCATGTAATAACCAGAACAGGTAATAAAGTTTTAAAAAGATGGGGTGTATGGACTCCTTTTTTTACAATTTTAATATCTAAAATATATCCAGTAAAACAAGTAGCACATAATCATGAGGGTTCTTTTATATCTTTTTTATTGTGGGGTAAATATCAAGAAACTGTATTTGACTCAGCTAAAAGCCTTATACAAGTAAATGATAAAAAATGGTTTAATCGATTAAGTCACGACAAATATCATATGATTAAAGCAGAACAACCAGTCTATACAATTATGTTTATGGGCAGACGAATAAATGAAATTACATCAAGTTTAGTAAATAATAAAATTGTTCCATCAAGAAAAATTATAAGAGGATACCGATAATGCCGTTAGTTAAAGTGCCATTTAAACCAGGGTTTAATAAACAGATGACACAATCAGCTGCCGAATACACATGGACGGATGGTGACTTTGTACGTTTTAGATATGGCGAACCAGAAAAAATAGGTGGTTGGCAAAAACTTACCTCTAATACAATACCAGGAGTAGCAAGAGATTTACACAATTGGGCTGATCTAGACGGTAACAAATATTTAGCCATTGCGACAAACAAATGTATTATTATTTATTTTGGTGGTGCTTACTATGATATTACGCCATTAGATACAGCAATTACATCTTGTACTTACACAACAACTAATGGTTCAGCAACACTTACAGTAAACAAAGCAGGACATGGTTTAGCTGCAGGTGATCTATTTACTTTTAGCAATATGACTATTCCTGGTAGTGGCACTGGTTTCGTTGCTGCTGATTTTACCACTAATACGTTTCAAATTGTTACCAGAGCAACCGATACATTTACCGTAACTATGGGTAA